ATCCGCTACCTGCGAATTGGTTAATGAAGGACATATTTCTTGCGACACGCCAAAAATCACGCGACCAGATCGTTAATTGTTCACTGGTAAGCGCAGCAAAGTTTGTATTTGCCATGATAAATATCCTTTAAAAAAATTTAATAACCAGTCGACTTTTGGAGCGACTATGTATCCGTATACCCTTTGTCGTTGGGGAAACGTATTCATACTTTTACGAGGTGAACTCAGCCAGATTAACGTCAAGACAGACGAAGACGAGTTTTTAACTGCACGACCAGTACTGACTATCGTGTCAGAGGACGAATACTTATGTTATATCACAGATTATCCGAAATCTCCACGCATTCTTCGTAAAGTTTCTGCGGGAAGTGCATCGAATTCATCAGTTGATAGCACATTTAAATCTATTTTTTTGTCTGTTTTTGCTCCAGCGCCCTCTCCGGACATTGCGGGAGGTTGAGAATCTGCAGCTTGTAGTTTTTTAGAAATATTTGACGTTTGTTGCTGTTGTTGTACTTGTTTTACCGTATTTACAGCAGTTTTTGTTGCTTGTGTTGGTGTAACTATATATTTTGCAGCCTTATCTAAAGCATCTGCGCCTGTAAAACCTTGGATAATAAAGGCATCCCTTAAATCCATTACTTCTTGAGTTAATTCAGAGTTATAAGTAGCACTATTTTCATCTAGCTGAGGAAAAGCGGTTTGTAATTCTACTGCTTTAGCTTCTAAGTCTGTTTGCTCATTATTTTGCTTTACAGTTTGCCCCATTTTAGCTTGTACTTCAAACATAAACTGTTCTTTTTCTGCATTTCGTATTTGGCCCCTAAGTTCAACGGCTTTTTCGGCTTCCCCATCTAATACTAAGTTTTGATACTCCAGTTCTTTTGCTGTAAAGTCATATTCTGGTAAATTTTCTAAAACTTCTTGTTTAGCGGCGTTAGATTCATCAAGCTGTTTTTGTAAAGCTTTTTGTTTAGCTAATACCTCATCTAGCCTAGATTTAGGCACCATAGGCGCTTTAGTTTCTACAACTGGCTCATCATTTTCTCTTTTATCTGTTGGTATAGGTTGCTGTGTATCGCCCTCGCTTTCTGCATCCAATCCTTCTTCTGTTGCAACTTCTCCTTCTGCAATGTCTGCTGTTTCTTCTTGCTGTCCTGCTTGCGCTTCCATCTCTTCAGGAGTAGTCGTGAGTTCTGTTTCTGAGATTTCTTCAATTTCATCCTCCTTGGGAAATTCCACCTCCTCTTCGGGGGTGTCAAAGTTTAAGTCTACTTCAAATGGTGCGGCGTCCGCGTCAGATATAGGATCTGCCCCGGGCATAGTTTCCAGTATTAGTTTATCGTCAGCCTTAGCTGTAGTTTCTTTTTTAGCCATTGTTGTTACCTCCTGTAGGTTTCATAGCTGCGGTTGCCATCTTAGCTGCCGCTGCAACATCAGTCTGTTGCTTTCTCATTTCATTAGTCATCTGTGATAGACGTTCACGTAAATCAAGTTCTGCTTTCTTAGTTTGTAGTGTACTTTGTAACTGAGCAACTTTCAACTGTGGATCAAATTCCGTTGCTTGAGCTTTCGCAGTGTTTAGTGAAGCTTCTGATTGTAGTCTGCCAACTTCTGCTTCTAGTCTAGCTATCTCAAGCTGCGTGCTTCTGATCTGTGATTCCATTTGGAATTGTTGTAGTTGTATTTGTTCTTCTGTTGGAGGAGCTGTTCCTTCTTGTTGTCTTATTCTTGCTGCTATATCTGCTTTACGAGATAGATGTGAGTACTCTACTATCATGTCATTCGGAATAGGCACTCCTGCGTTTCTTAGTTCTATAGCCTCAGCAAACTGCATTTCGTCAAAGTTATCTCTAGCTGGGGCAGTACCAATAATAACGTCATACTCTCCTAGAGTTAAATCATTTATTACCTCTCCTTCTGGGGTCATTTGGTTTACTGCTAATTCTACTCTTGGTTTATATGGGTCAGACTCATCTGTTATCTGTACAACTCTTTCTTCTGTGTAATACATTTGTACTAGTTGTAAAACTTTTTCGGCTAGATACTGTCTTGTTTTTTGTAAGTTATCTAAAGGAACTTGTATCTGTAATGCTCCCCTATTTTGTTTAGCTTGTATTGCTATACCAGAAACTTCCGGGCTATCTGTACCCAACATGGCATCAGATATGCCACTAATGGCTTTTATATTAGATGCTGCTTTTTGTCCAATTCTATCTAAACCTGTTGGTATTTGGTTTGGTTGTATTTTAGCAGGAGCTGTAGAACCCCTGTTATATTCTAATACTAAACCTGTTTGCGCTCCATGTTCTTCTAAATCATCCGCTGTCATACCAGACAAAGATCCGCCTTCTACGACCCAACCGCTATTAGCAGTTGTGTTAACTATATGCAGTTCTTGGGAAGTAATTTTATTTAGCTGTTCCTGTGGGGATAATAAGTTACGTACCATTCCGAAAGGTTTGCCTCTTCTAAAGTATGGGAAGTATGGAACCAAAGTAAAATGGGCATAAGGAGACCAGTCATCAAACAATACAACAGTGTCTGCCGTTACTGTCCAACGCACAGTTCTTATTTTCTTTTCTATAATAGCTAAGCCATACTGATCTGCGAATTCTTCTCTTTTTTTCTTGCTCCATACATATGGAATGGTCCTTTTATCTCCGGTAACAGGATCAACATAAAACATGCAGTCTTTTAATCTGTAGTATTGTCTTTCTATGACTCTTATAGACCTAAGCGCCCGTGCATTTTCTGGATCCCCAGGGTAATTTTGTCCGTATTCATTGTCATCTAAATCTCCGTACCTTTCTTCTTCATACTCCATAGAGTCCGCACCTAAGGTAGTGCCCATCTCTGCGATCATTCTTAATTTGTCTGCTTGTTTCTGTCCGTATGTTTCTTCTATCTCATCTAGACTCATCCACTTGCTTTCAAACACTTCATTCCAAGTTTTTGGATCATAGGATTTAGCTGTGGGGTCTATTAGTATATCTAATGGGTCTTTTGAAGTTATTCTAACTTCGCCGTTGACATGGTCTTCAAAATCTATACGCACATCAAACCATCCTCTATCTTGTATAAGCCCATCCGAAAAAACAGTTGCTTCAGTCCAATCTAATTTATTGTTGTCGGCTATTTGAGCATATACTTTAGTAAGCACATCTGCGATGTCTTGTTTACCGCCGCCCCTAGGTTTAAATTGTATATCTGCTCTTCTTTGGCTTTGTTCCCCAAGTACGGCATTAATAGTAGGAAGTATTGTATTAATAGTTAAAGCGGGTCGGCCTTGGTCATCTAGCATACTCATGTCTGCTTCATCCCACTGGTCTCCTCGGTAAAAAGCATCGCATTTTTTAGCCATGTCTATATAGTCATCATGCCCGTTATCACGCGCTCTAGTATATTGATTCCATTGTTGCTTGGCTAAAGTAAGTTCTTCACCTTTTGATAGATTCTTTTTTACTTTTTTATATGCCATTATGCGCCCATTGCGGTTTTCTTCTTGTTATCCTTAACTACATGCCTAAGTTTATCTCTCCACGACGGAGCGTAATCTGTACCTTGAAAATTTACCGCAAACTCAGTCATCATTAATCCTATCCATGCTATAGCGTCAACTTGGTCATCGTGCGTACCATTCGGAAAACGCAAAAGTTCTGCAACTAATGGGCCCGTCCAAATAGCATCTTTAGGAAAGTATACCATGCCTTGTTGCATTCTACCCTGTATCGCTCTTGCCCTTGCTTCTTTATCTCGCCTACCCACTTTCAGGTCCTTAAAGTATGCTTCATGAAGACCCCTTTCCGCAACCCTTTTTTGCAAAAACGGTCCGATGGCCATTTCTATGTGCCCTCTTTCTATACCTACGATTCCCGGTCGCCAAGTTTCATACAGGTCTAAAATAGTTTCTACTATTTCAAAACCGTCAAATTTCCCACGTACCACATCAACAATAAACATATTATCGTACTCATCGACTCCAACTACAATACCTACCGTAAAATCATTTCTATCTTTTTGCCCTATGGCTAAATCCCATGCGCAATAAAATCTTAGTTGGTCTTGTTCTATTTCATCCCTATCATAATACTGAATCATGTCCCTGGTAAAATAATCACCATCGTCTGATACTGGATTCTGTTGGTAAAGAGCAGTCCAGTCTCTTGGCCCAATAGCTTTTCTAATCATCTCTAAAGAATGAGTGTCGTACCTATCTTCGTGCAAGGGTTCGCCTATTTGCCTAAACTCTTCGTCCTGTTCTGCAATAGCGGGGTACTTAACTACTTCCCATTGGTCGGCTCCATCTTTACCGGCCATAAGAAGTTTCCCGGCTAAATCGTCATCGTGCCAACGAGTAAGAATAACTAGTATTCCTCCGCCGGGAGCTAAACGAGTATAAGCGGTAGATGTGTACCAATCCCAAGTTGACTCTC